AGGGTTGTTACACAATTTAATGATAAAAGAAAAAAGGAGATAGTAGAATATGGATTATAAAAAAGAATGGAAGTTATTTAAAAAAGAATTTAACTATAGAGATGGTACATTTCTAGCCTTGATAGGTGTGTTATGTATTGCTTTAGTAACTTTAAATGTAGAGCATAATAAAGAACATGAATGGTGTGAATATTTTTATAATGAATATGGGAGTGATATGTAATGGAAGGCTTTACAAGAATGACAGCTGAAGAATATAGAACCTTTAGTGATTGGATTGGTAGACATGGACATGAGATGTATGAGAACAAAACATCTTATGAATGTAGATGGGATAAAGATAATTACTTTTATGTTAAACTATGTGATGAAAGTATTTATACATTAGATGATATAATGCTTGACATTGATGAGGATTTAGTGTAGAATGTGCAACATGAATTCGAGTAACCAAAGAACTTTAAGCCCTCTATCTCCAAATAATAAACTATTTGGTTTGGCTTCAGTCCATGACTTTGAGAGTAGTCAGCTCATTACTCTCTCTATTTCAAACGATTTATTAATAATATCATAGGAGGTAAATATGATAATTGATGGAACTGCTTTTTGGGCAAGCATTAAAGAGCCCAACACAACCTTTGAACCTATGTACACAGTCAACCTTGTGGTTGATGAGGAGACAGCTAACGACTTCTCTTCTCGTGGACATACCATTAAACAAATGGAAGAAGGTTCTGCTATAGTAATCAAGCGTAAAGTCAATGGACCAAATGGAATGGTCAGGGTTGCACCTAGATTACTAGACCAAAACAAACAGGAAGTTAATCTTGCTGTTGGGAATGGCTCTAAAGTTAGAGTCCAATGTAACGAATACGATTGGGAATATGCAGGTAAGGCAGGGAAAGGTCTCGACTTACAAGCTGTTCAGATTGTAGACTTAGTAGAATACAAAGCCCAAGACGGCTCTGAATTCTTTGATGAAGGGGAGGAATTTTAGTATGATAATTACTATTAATAATGACGATGGTGAATCAATCTATGATGTTTCTAAGATTGAAGACGAGCAAAGAAAAGCAGGTGCTAGTGTATCTATCAGTAAGATAGGTACTTTGAATGTACTAGTTGAAGCTTTAAACTATGCTTCACAAGGGCATCAGAACAATCTTGAAGCTGTGCTAAAAGAAAGTCCTGAAGCTATGATTGAAAAAGAAGAAGAAGAAGAGGTACAAGATACTGAAACTGATTCTGAATAACTAACTGTGAGGTGTCCTAATACTCGGATGGGACTTAAAGGCACAATCCAAATACAACGCCTCACTTTTCTACTGGAGATAGAATGCAACAAGAACAAACCCACTTTATTAAACACAAATTACCCTGCCCTAAATGTAGTAGTAGTGATGCTGTTTCTCTAAATGAGAACGGCTCTGCTAAATGTTTTAGTTGTAATAGTTTTTTTACAAACTATGATAACGATTCAACAGGTAAGGTAATTGAAATGACAAGTAAACCAAAACCCGATAACACATTCCTTACATCATACAATGGTGCTTATGGTGCTTTAACTGACAGAGGTATCTCTGAACAGACAGCTACTAAGTTCGGTGTGAAGATTGTAAAAGACAGAAACAATAATGTAACTCAACACATCTATCCCTACTTTAATGGTAGTGAGATTGTTGGAACTAAAACAAGATATGTTGCTAACAAAAACTTTACATGTAATGGTACATTTGAAGGCACAGGTTTATTTGGAGAACAACTCTGTGGAAACACAGGTGGTAAATATCTAACCATTACTGAAGGAGAGTGTGATGCTATGGCAGTACATGAACTCTTCCAAGGTAAGTGGTCAGTAGTATCGGTCAAGCGTGGTGCTTCATCTGCTGTTAAAGATATACGAGAGAGTATTGAATTTGTAGAATCATTTGATAATGTAGTTCTATGTTTTGACAATGACAAGGCAGGTAAAGAATCAGCCAAGGCTGTAGCTAAGATACTTAAGCCAAACAAAACTAGAATCATGACATTCCCTAATGGATTTAAAGATGCTAATGAAATGCTTAAGCAAAAGAAATTCCCAGAATTTACTCAGGCTTGGTGGAATGCTAAGACATATACACCTTCAGGTATCATGGAACTATCATCACAGAAAGGTGATTGGTTACATAGAGAAGTCAAGGACAGTATTGCATATCCTTGGGACGGACTAAACAAAAAGTTATATGGTCTTCGTAAAGGAGAACTTGTTACTCTTACAGGTGGCACAGGCTTAGGTAAGTCTAGTGTAACTAGGGAACTAGAACATTGGCTGATTAAAAATACAGAAGATAATGTAGGTATCGTAGCTCTTGAAGAGAACTGGTTAAGAACTGCTGATGGTATCTTATCTATAGAAGCTAACGATAGAATATATCTAACAGAGAAAAGAAAGAACTATACAGATGATGACCTGATGAGTTTGTTTGATAAGGCTATACCTAAAGGTAGAGTTTATATTCATTCACATCTAGGTGCTACTGACATTGATGATATCTTTGCTAAGCTTAGATATATTATTGTAGGCTGTGAATGTAAATGGGTTATAGTTGACCACTTACATATGCTTGTTAATGTACTACATGAAGGTGATGAGAGACGAGGTATTGATATGCTAATGAATAAATTACGAAGTCTTGTAGAAGAGACAGGCGTGGGCATGATACTAGTGTCTCACTTAAGAAGGGCAGCAGGTGATAAAGGACATGAGCAAGGTATTGAAGTATCTCTGTCTCATCTTAAAGGTTCGGCAGGTATAGCTCAACTATCGGATTGTGTTATTGCACTAGAAAGAAATCAACAAGCAAGTAATCCTGAAGAAGCTAACCTTACCAAGGTTCGTGTATTAAAATCTAGATACACAGGAGATACAGGATTAGCCTGTGGTCTCCGATATAATTCTGATACAGGTAGATTGTTTGAAGTATCAGAGGAGGAAACATTTGACAATGAACAATTCTAAAATAATATTTGACATAGAAGCTGATGGACTTAATCCAACTATAGTGTGGTGTATTGTAGCTAAAGAATTAAACGGCACAGTACATAAGTTTGACAACACACAGATAGCTGAAGGTATTAAATTCTTAGAAGAAGCTGATGTATTGATAGGTCATAATATTATAGGCTATGACATTCCAGTATTAGAAAGATTACATGGTGCTAAACTTACTACTAAACTAGAAGATACATTAGTTATGTCTAGGTTATTTAATCCTGTTCGTGAGAACGGACATAGTTTAAAAGCTTGGGGATGGCGTGTTGGTATGCATAAAAAAGAACAACCTATAGATTTTAATTCTTATACACCTGCTATGTTAGATTACTGTGTACAAGATGTTAAACTAAACGAAGCTGTATATAATTACTTACTTAAAGAAGGCAATATATTTAGCGAAGAGTCTGTATGTTTAGAACATAATGTAGCTAAGATAATGAAAGAACAAGAAAAGACTGGGTTCTTTTTTAATACTAAACAAGCTATGGAATTATTAGCTGAACTAAAAGCTAAACAACTAGATGTAGAAGACGAGGTGCATAGGACATTCAAACCTAAATGGGTAGATGATAAGTTAGTTACACCTTACATTAAAAAAGATGGTGAGTTGTCCAAGCGTGGACTTACTGATGAAGAATATAATAACTGCTTAACAACCCAATGTGTTGATAATTTTATGAGAAAAAAATTAGTTGAGTTTAATTTAGGTAGTCGTAAACAGATAGGAGAATATCTTATTGACTTTGGTTGGAAGCCAAATAGATTTACACCAACAGGACAACCTATTGTAGATGAAGGAACTCTTAAAAAGATTGAGCATATAACAGAAGCTAAACTAATAGCAGACTTCTTGCTCTATCAAAAACGAATTGCACAAGTAACATCATGGATAGATGAACTGAAAGGTGACAGGGTTCATGGTAGTGTAATACCTAACGGAACTATTACTGGCAGAATGACACACAGAAATCCTAACATGGCACAAGTTCCTAATTCAGGCAGTCCATATGGTAAAGAGTGTCGTTCATGTTGGATTGTTCCTGAAGGTTATAAACTTGTAGGTATAGATGCTAGTGGATTAGAACTTAGAATGTTAGCTCACTATATGAATGACTCTGATTATATAGAAGAAGTTATTAATGGTGATATACATACTACTAATCAAAAACTTGCAGGTCTTAAAACAAGAGACCAAGCCAAGACATTTATATATGCACTAGTGTATGGGGCAGGTGATGCTAAGATAGGCTCAGTTGCAGGTGGTAGTATAAAGAAAGGTAAAGAATTAAAACAAACATTCTTTAAGAACTTACCCTCTCTTAAAATACTAAAAGATAAAGTTCAGAAAGCCTCTAACAAAGGATTCTTGAAAGGAATAGATGGAAGAAAGATATATGTAAGAAGCCAACATGCTGCACTTAACACCTTATTACAAGGCGGGGGTGCTATTGTTATGAAGAAAGCCATGTGTTTTCTACAGGAACTTATAGAACTAAACGGTATTGATGCTAGATTTGTAGCCAACATTCATGATGAGTGGCAGATAGAAGTGAAAGAAAGTCAGTCTACTTTTGTAGGTGAACTAGGAGTTCAGTCTATTGAACGAGCATCAGAACATTTTAAAATGCGTTGCCCTTTAACAGGGGAATATAAAATAGGAGAAAATTGGTATGAAACCCACTAAAGAAAACAGAAAGAAATTTGATATAGATTTAGCTTATGGAACAGTTAGAGAAGAAAAGATAGCAGACATGCTAACTAATAAAAAGATAGAAGTTAAATCAGAAAAAGATATGTGGCAAAAGACAGGCAACATATGTATAGAGTATGAGTCTTGGAACAAACCTTCAGGTATTAGAGCTACTGAATCTGACTACTGGTTTCATAACTTATGTGTAGGTGATAATGAGTTCTGCACTTTGGTATTTAAAACAGATGTACTTAGAACTATCGTTGATAAACTTGATACATTTAAGACAGTATCAGGTGGAGACCACAAAGCTAGTAAGATGTTCTTAGTAAACTTACAAAAATTATTCTCATCGGATGTTATTAAAGCATTCAAGGAAGCAGACAATGATAAAGAAAAATGAAAAACTTGTTGACAACACAGAGTTAGATAGCTATAATAAATTTACGGCTGAGTCAGGTCATTGGTATACACAAGAGGGAGAACCAATGTATACTATCATCGGTGCTAATGGTAAAGAAAGGAACACTAATCTTAGAGATGCTAAGAAAGAAAACTTAGTTCCTTCTGTTACCACTATACTAGGCATGATAGCTAAACCTGCATTAGAAAATTGGAAGATAGACCAAGCTTTAAAGTCAGCACTTACACTAGAAAGACACGAAGGAGAATCACTTAACTCTTTTACTTATAGATGTAAAGATGATTCTAAAAGTATAGGTATCAGAGCTGCTCAACAAGGAACTAAGATTCATGCTATGATTGAACGTGGTTTCTTAGGTGAAGGTACTAGTAAAACTTATGAGATTATACAAGCTTGGTTAGACGAAAACTTTCCTGATGAAGAATGGATAGCAGAAGATTCTTTCTGTGCTGAGTCAGGCTATGGTGGTAAGATAGATTTATATTCTAAGTCTGGTATCTTTGT